AATATGCTTTTTGTTCTTCTGGTGATAAAGCGTCAAACTCTTCTTGAAATTTTAATGCTGAATCTACGAGAGCTGATATACCCATCAAACCTAAACCAACTGGTGTTCCTGCTCTAATAACTTTTAGTGGTAAACCTAAATTTAAAATTCTTTGTAGTGCAGGATTCTTAACAGCTTCTGCTCCTATGTTTGCAAGAGGTAGACCTGCATAACTTAAAGGGTTTCTTAAAGTTTGTTCTAATCCTTCTTCTTGTAGTTGTGATCTAACACCACCAGGTAAACCTAGTTCACCAGCTACAACACCTGCTGGTGTTCCTAAAGTTTGTAAAGTTTTTAGTAATCCTTTAGCAACAGCGGATCCACCAAGAAAACCTTTTTCTTGTTGACCAGGTAAATCTACAAGTCTGCCATCTGGTTGTAAGCCAGGTCTAAATTCTTCAGTAGGAATTTTTGTTTCTTTTGCACCAAGCCCTAAAAATACTTTACCTGTTTTATCTCTTGGCAAAACAATTTCTTTTGTTTGAAATTCATCTGGAGCATAAAAAGAAATAGAGTCTTGTATTTTTATTAATGGATTAGGCACTGGTCTAAAAAAATCATCAGCTTTAAATGTTCCTGTTGGAACTTTAGGTCTAATTCTAACTTTTAATTTTTTAGCCTCTTCTAATATTGATTGCACTTTAGGATCTTTTGGATCAGGATTACTTTCAATATATATCTCAGCGTCTCTTTTAAAACCTTGATTTAATAATCTTGGTATTGTGTTTCTATTTTCAGGGACATCAGTAAGTTTACCTGCTTGTTTAGATATTTCTCTGCCGTGATCTAATTCAAAATATCTAGCAGTGTCTTTTGGGTTTTTATTTAAAAAACTTAAATTAGGGTTTTCATAAAAAATTTCCCCCGTTTTTCTATCCACTCTTGTTCCCAAAGCTTTTAATTTTTCAGGGTTGTCCTGTAAAAATTTTTTCATAGCTTCTGGGTTTGCTTTAATTTTATCGTTACTTGATTTTTGAATGCTTGTTTGTGTTTGATTTATAGCCTCTTCTCTAGGACTTAATTTTACTGATAGTCCTAACTTTTCTAATCTACCTATTTGTTTTCTTCTCGATTTTTGACTTAATCTAGACAACTTTAAATTAGGATCTTCTATTTCTTTTTGTTTTCTTTTTAATTTTTTTCTAAAAGTTACGTTTGTTTGAAGTCTTCTATCTAAAGAAGGTATTTCTTTTGTTAATTCTTTTTTTGCTTGTAAATAATTTGGAATTGGATAATTAGTTAGTTTTTCTGTTTTAATACCTAAAGGATCTAAACCTTTAGGAGCATACCCTCTATCATTAACCATTTTTTTTATTTCATCTTTGTACTCCTCCACAGATAATTGATTAACATCCATAAGAGCTTTGTTGATGCCTTTTTTCACTGCACCTTCTGTAGGTTTACTAATTTTAGTTGTGCCTGTTCTAAATTCTTGATCTTTAACCTCTGGATAAATAGTATCAAAATTTTCTTGAAGAGATTTTGTGGGATCTATTTTATTTTTAACCGCTGTGCCCACAGACTCTGCCTCTGCGAGTTTTTTAGAAATAATTTGTTTTCCTTGTTTAGAAGGTAATCCTAATTGTTTTGCTAGTACTGTTTGATAAGGTTTGCTAATTCCTAATTGAGTTTTAATATCTGTTTCAGATGTAAAAGGTCTTATTCTTTTAAATTCTTCTATTGTTTCTTTAGTAAATCTTTTAGGAGAATGTCTTTGTTTGTATAAATCAAGTCCTAATGTTTTTTTTAATAAATTTTGAACCCCAGTTTTATCTGTAGGTTTACCTTTTGCACCACCAGGTAAATTTGGAAATTCTATTTGAATGTCTTCTAATATTTCTTTTATTGTTTTACCTTCAGCAGACAAATTTTTTGCAAACTCAGCTACACCTCCGTCATATAAATTTTTTCTATTAATGATAGATTCAATAAACGTTCTAGTCTCTGGTTCTACAGCTCCAGGGTAGTCTCTAAGAAAATTACTTAATCTCTCTTTTCGTCTTTGCTCTACAATCTCTTGTGGTTTTTTCTGAGGTAAAATAAATTCTTTTTCTTCAATAAATTGACCGACCTTCATGTTCCAAGTCTCTGGTGTACCAAAGTCAGCCATGTTATACTCCCATCAAGTAATCTAAACCTTTGCCAGGTCTACCACCTTCAGCCATAGCATCAGGATCAATATCGTCAGGTAAATTTTTTAACTTGTCTCCAAGATCTTGTTCTACTAAATCAAACTTAGTATCTTTTAAAAATTCATCTGCTGCTTTTACTTCGTTCTCAGCAACATCTATAATATCATCTAGTTTATCTAACTTGTCTATGTCTCTCTTGTAAAATCTATTATATACATTTAACGGATCCATTTCTTCTTTTCCACCGCCTCTTAAGTCGTCGTAGTTTTCTAAACTTTTTCTAACATCTTCTGGTAAATTTATTCTATCATCTTTTAATAAAATTTTTCTAATTACAGCTCTTCGTTTACCTTCCATAACCATATCTTTACTAGGTCCTCTCATACCTCCAAAAAAAGTATCTACTGCTTTTTTAAGTGTATCGTCTGATTGTCTTTTTATTGTGCCTGCTTCTGTAATTGCTTTACCCATCGTGCTTCTAGGATCTATGCCTTCAGGTATACCTAAGTCTTCTTTCAAAGACATAATACCTTCTTCGTCCATAGACTTACCTGTTCTAATATCTACGATGTCGGCCTCTTCTGTGACTTGTGTTTTAGGATCAGGCATATCAGAGCCTGTTTGTTTCTTTCTAGTTTTAAGAAGTTGTTCCGCATTCTCCAAAAAATTCATTTGTTCTTTTGTATTTTTATTTGAAAGAATGTAAGGAGCATATTCCATAATTTTTTCATCAGCTAAATCTACTAGCTTCTCATCTTTGAATGCATCTTTAGAAAATACGTTTTTAGTAGGTGCGTTCGTATCAAGTTCTTTCGGTTTGATAATATTTGTTCTTGTACCTATAATTTGATTAATAAAGGATTTACCATACAGCTTTTCTAAAACTGCTAAGATTGCCATTCCTATATTTTTTGCTGCCATAACTAGTAGTAGTTCCTTTTAGTTTTATAAATCTTTTCCTCTTTTTCATCGTCAGGATGTAATATAAAACCACCCTGTCTGAAACGCATGATGGCTTGGGTTGTCGAGTCAACCAAATCGTCATGATCACCAAATGGAAAAGCCGCGCACTCCTCGATTACTTCCTCAGCAAATTCCTGGTTCGGAGCATATATCATACCAGATTCGAACAAAGGTGCAACTGAATTTACTCTGGTGTGCTTGTCATTTCCTTTTGACGGGCTATAATTTACAACAGGTATACCCATCTTTCTCATCTCGTCAGTTAAAGGCTGACCTGATGCTTTGGCCTCTACGATAACTGTATCAGGATCCCAATACTTAAACTGCTCCCAAGCGACTTGTTTTAGTTCTGGAAAGTCGTATCTACCTTTTTTTGCGTCTAATAATATTAAACTTGCAGGACTATCATCATCTAAATAAAACACACCCCACGTAGTTATAGCAGAGTAGTCGTTAGTTTGTTTTTTACCAAACGCTGTATCGTAAGATTGTATGACATGTTTTAGTGCAGGTATCCAATCTTCTTCCCACTCCATCCACCATTCTCGTTTGATGATTGCTCCTTCTTCTGATGTTGGGTTCTGCATATACTGAGCATTCCATTTCTGTATACCTGTAGATGCTTTGACTGCTTCTAGTTCTTCTAACTTCCAATACTCTGGCCACAAAGGTTTACCGCTTGGCATGATGGCAGGGAACTCTATGATCTCCCACTGATCTGCTTTGGCCTCTCGCTGCGCGCCTAACAGTCGACCGGTAAGGTCTTTTGTATTCCATCGTGTCATAACCAAGATGATAGCACCGCCTGGCTGGAGACGTTGACGAGGACCTGATGTATACCACTCGAAAGTTCTTTCCATCGCTTCTCGATTCATAGCATCTTGTTCGGTGTGTGGATCGTCGATGATAAGTAAATCTGCACCACGACCTGTAATCGCGGAACCAACACCCGCTGCATAATACTCACCGCCTTGTTGTGTTTCCCATTTACCTGCGGCTTGCGAATCTTCTTTGAGTCTAGTTTTAAATACACCTTGATACTCTGGGCTATCTAAAAGTTGTTTTGCTTTACGCCCGAATCTAACGGATAGTTCTGTGGTGTTAGTGGACTGGATAATTTTTAGCTTCGGGTTTCTACCCACCATCCAAGCGGGCAGCAGGTAGCTAGCGAACTCGGACTTCGTATGTCTTGGTGGCATGTTTATAATTAGTCTTTTAATTTTGCCCTCTGCTATCTGATTAAATTTTTCAGCAACAATCTTGTGATGAGATCCTTCAACAAAGTCTGGCCAGACATGTTTTACAAACTTCATAAAGTCTTCTCTTATACCAGCTTCTTTTTTCTTTTCTGTAAACTGAAGGTAAGTCTTCATGAACTCTTTTCTTACATCAGGGGGTAATCTCTTTATCTTTTCTAAATCTATTTTCATTTCAAAAAAATTTTCTGCAAAATTTTTTAGGATTAATTTTGAAACCTAGCAAGTATTTTCTGGTTATGATTATACAAAACTTGGCATAAAGGGTATACCTGTGGGACCCCTTACAACCTATACTTGTTTTATATTATTTTATTTATTTGGAATTTGCAATGGCTTTGGTACCTCTATGCGCGACGCCCGCAGGGCGTCGCACTATATATAAACTAATCTAGTAACACCATGTACGCTTTAGGATTTAATCTAGAAAACTTATCTAATCTTTTTTGCATTCGCTCCCCGTCACCCTGTATCTCAGCTAGTTTAACTGCCATATATAATTTATGTTCCTCATCAGTTAACATATATGATTGACCAGAATAAGGGTTAGTTGTTTTTATTTTTGCTTCCGCCATTTGTCGTCCTTTCTTAATTTCTTGTCTAGTTCAAATAACTTCTGGTCATAGTGTGCCACCATCGCTGTAGATACAATCCATAACAATGCACCTAAACCAAAAACAAATAAACCAACAATTAATAATGTATTCATGGTCCTATATTATCCTATCTGTTCATTATTGTCAATCTCTTTTTTAGTTATTTCTGTATTATAATATGTTCTACCACCCCACCCCTCGTGCTCTACTTTCTTAGGATCCTCGATCGGTGTTTTGAGCGCCTCGCGTCTAGGGTGTAGATTTATAAATTGTTCCCAATGTGTAATTATAAAATCTTGCCAACAACCCTGACTACAAAAGTGTGACCAATGGGTTCGCGCATTCCATTCAGTTTGTTTTATTTTTCTAGTTCTTAAAACTTTAGAACCTTTAGACCCTCGCACCCTGTCTGTTGTAACTTTTGTATGACATCTCGGACCATGGCACCAAACATAATCTGTCATATGTTCCTCACAATCTCATACAATAAAAGAGTTAATCCAACTGCCAAAATAATGGAAAGCCCTGTAGGGCTTTCCACAAATATTAAATTAAACAACTCAATCATGACGTTCCTTTAAAGTCATTGACCAAGTTGCCATTCGCCAACCCTCAACATCACAATCCCAATAAACGAAACATGGCTCACCTTTCTTTGAAATAAAATATTTGCCCTCTGCAAATATATTATCTGGGTGTGAATACTGACCCTTTCTAGTTATAAACTTTTTATGCTTCTTCGCATAATAAGTTATGTAAAATTTTTCTGGTATATCTATTTGTGTTTGTGTTTTCATTATGTCCTTTCTGTTATAGGGGATAATATACTATTATCCCCTACAAGTCAATCTTTAATTTAAAGATTGTTCGTATTGTTTGCTAATACTATCAATCCAAGTCTGGTGTGTTGCAACAACATTTGCTTTTGCAATTCGCCATTCCTCAAATTTTTGATATTCAGCTTTAGTACAAGCTATTGCTCTTGATCTACAATGTGAAGTCCCAATAACATCAAGATAAAAACCATTATTAAATTTAGAAGTTAAACCACTTCCATAGTCATCAGAATAACCACTTGACCTACCAAGAAATTTATTATTTGCGTCAATGTGTTTTGTTCTGTGTGGGTTTTCATCTTTGCCAGATTGTTGAGCAATAATATCTGGATTACACCCACCCTCTTTTAGTTCTTCTCTAAAATAGGCATGTGCAAAATGTTCACTCTCTCTATTGTTGCCATACTCATTACCATTGAGATTACCCCAAAGACCAAAATCAAAATGTGATTTTGTTTCTTGTTCTTTGCCCTCATCATCAACATCTTCGTTATGTGCAAAATAAAAACACTTATCTTTTGCAACTACATCACAAGGTTGTCCATACTTCTTTTTGAATTGTCGCAATATTGCAACATCTTCTTTTGGGTATGACCTTTCAACAACC